TATTGGTAATGTAAGTATTGCTGCTAATAATATTATTGAAATTGTTAATGGCGATGATTTAAATGTTAATATCGGAACTGTCACTATTACAGGAGACGCAAGTTTTGAATTAACAGGTAGTCCATTAACGGTTGGAACGGGAAATATAACAGTTACTGCTGGAGCGACGGCAGATGTTACAGGAAACCCACAAACTTTAACAACAGGTACAGTAACAGTTACAGGTACTGCTTTAGTTAACCCAACAGGTCAACCAATTACCTTGGCAAGTGGCACAATAAATGCTATAGTTTGGCAAAACATTGATCCAGATGCTAATGACGTTTGGACACCAATAGATACAGATTTATAATATGGCTTCAACATACTCACAAGATCTAGCATTAGAAATAGTAACCACTGGTGAAAAAGCTGGTTTATGGGGAACCATAACTAATACTAACCTAGAAATTTTAGAACAATCAGCAACAGGATATACAACAGTAGATATGGCTTCTGCTAATGTTACTTTAAGTTTAGCTGATGGTACTAAAACAGATGGTAAAAATTTATATTTAAAATTAACAGGCACGTTAGCTGGTAACAGAACTTTAACTATGCCTAACGTAACTTCAACAGGCACAGCAACTAGAGTTTTTATTATAGAAGATGCAACTGTTAGAGGTACATCAAATAGAACTTTAAGTGTACTAACAACAGGATCATCCACTCCTGTAGCAGTTGCTGTAGGATCAAAACTTTTATTAGTATCAGATGGTACAAATACAACAGTTGGTATTATGCAAAAAGCATACTATGCTATCAATGATACGTTTGCACCTTACCTTGCCGTAGCTGGTGATCAATTAATCTGTAGTACAAATAATAACCCATTCACAGTTAACTTACCGGCAACACCTAGTGTTGGTGATGAAGTTACAATCATAGATGGTCTAGCAACGTTTGCTACTAACAATTTAACAATTAACCCTAATGGCTCTAACCTTAATAGCTCAACAAGTAATCTAGTCTTAAGTACAAGTGGACAATCATTAACACTTGTTTACATTAATACTACTAGAGGTTGGACTTTTAAAAATACCTAGGAGCTAACACATGGCTCTAACTCAAATTAAATTTGCACCAGGAATTGACAAACAGGATACTTCTGTTGGTGCTGTTGGTAGATGGACTGATTCTGATAATGTTAGATTTAGATATGGACTTCCAGAAAAAATAGGTGGCTGGTCTTCTTTATTAGATCAAACTATTGTAGGTGTAACAAGAAAAATGTTACCTTTTGTTGACAATGATGGAAACAGATACGTAGCAGTAGGTACAGATAAATTTTTACTTATATATTTTGAAGGTCAACTATTTGACATAACACCTTTTAGAGTTAACAACTCTGGTGTTCAACAACAATTTTTAACTTCAAGTGTTGCCTCTACAAACACATCAACAACTATAACAGTTACAACTAAAAATGGTGGCGCAGCTGTAGACCATAATTTAGGAATTGGTGATATGGTTGTCTTTAATAATTTTGCAGCAGGTACTACAGGTATTACTACAGCAGATTTAGAAGATAAAATTGTACAAGTTATTTCAATACCTACAACAAGCACATTTACAGCAACAATACCTAATGCTGCAACAGCAACAGCAGCTGATGCAACAGTTGATATTCAACCTTATGAAGTTGTAGGACCAGCAGAACAATCTTATGGTTATGGTTTTGGTATTTCTACATATGGTGGTGTAGTAACAGGAGCAGCAGACACAGGATGGGGAACAGCAGTAGCTGCATCAACACAAACTTTAGAACCTGGCCTTTGGTCATTAGATACTTTTGGTGAAGTTTTAATTGCAACAATTAGTAATGGTAGAACTTTTACTTGGAATGCTGGAGCAACAGATCCTACATCAAACCGCGCTTCAACTACAACACCAAGTACAGATGGTGTTGCAACAGGAGTAAACTCTCCTTTCGCAACTTTAATTGGAACTAACACAGCTGGAGATGCTGTAGGTAATCCTACAAAATCAAGACTAACTTTAGTATCCCCAACTACAAGACACTTAATACATTTTGGTACAGAGGTAACTATTGGAGATGCAACTACACAAGATGATATGTTTATTAGATTTTCTAATTCTGAAGAACTTAATTTATATACTACACTAGCTACAAACACAGCCGGTTCATTTAGATTACAAGACGGAACGCGGATCGTATCAGCACTCGTTGCAAAGGAAACTATTCTTATTTGGACTGACAATGCTTTGTATACAATGAGATTTATAGGAGCTCCTTTTACATTTGGTTTTGAACAAGTAGGAACTAACTGTGGATTGATTGGTAAGAACGCTGTTACAGAAATAGATGGTGTTGCTTATTGGATGAGTAATAATGGTTTTTTTGGTTTTGATGGTACAGTTAAAACATTACCATGTAGTGTAGAAGATTATGTTTATGATGATATTGATACAACTAAAGGTCAACAAATTTGTGCTGGTCTTAATAATTTATTTACAGAAGTAACTTGGTGGTATCCATCTGCAGGGTCTGATTTTAATAATAGATATGTAGTTTATAACTATGGTGTAACTACTGCTCCAGTACCTATGGGTAATTGGTATACAGGAGTTAACAGTAATTCTATTAGAACAAGTTGGATAGATTCATTAGTTTATCCTTTACCTTATGCAACTTCTTACAAGACAAATGGTGCAGGGGCTTTTCCTGCCGTAGTAGGTCTAACCGGTTTAGGAAGTACAACATTATTTGAGCACGAAACGGGAACCGATCAAGTTAATCCTGATGGTTCAACAACAGCTTTAACATCTTTTATACAATCTTATGATTTTTCTTTACAGACAGATCAAGGTGCAGCTGAATATTTTTTAGCTATGAGAAGATTTTTACCTAACTTTAAAACATTAACAGGTAATGCTAATGTAACTATATCTGTAGCTGATTATCCTGCAGATCCTAATACTAATACTACTTTAAGTCCCTTTACAATTACATCAAGTACGACTAAAGTAGATACAAGAGCACGCGGTAGATATGCTGCGCTTAAAATAGAGAACACAGGATCAGGTGAAGCGTGGAGATTTGGTACGTTTCAAGCTGACTTGCAACCAGATGGAAGAAGATAATGGGTAAAGTAAATGTCAGAATACCAGAACCTAAAGTAGAATACGAAGTAGATAACCAAAGACAAATTAATAGATCTATTGCATTAATTGTTGAACAATTAAATTCTACATATCTAACAGAACAAAGAGAAAATCAAGAAAGGTTTACGTGGTTTAATGGCTAATATTTATAAAAAAGTAAATACTGATTTAATAACAAATACTGAAAAAGATGTTTATACAGTTCCAAGTAATTCTAGATCTTTAGTTAAATCTATTCATATTTATAATGAAGGTGCTGGAGATGCTGTAGTTACAATTAAAATTGAATCTAGTAGTGTAACTTATTTTTATCAAAAAAAAACTATAGCAGCAGATGCTCATCATGAATTTATTGTCAATATATTAGTGTTAGAAGAAAATGATAAGTTAAAAATGTTGTCAGATATTACCGGACCTGATATAACAGTTAGCTTATTAGAAATGAACAGAGAGGATAGATAGTGCCGTTTACAGAACAAAAAGCTAGTATAAGATATGAGACCATTAATGGTACAAGAACACCAGTTTTAACACCTGAAACAGAGGTTACTTTAACTAACATAAAAACAGGTCAAGAATATATGTCAGACGCCGAAGCGTTGGCAGATGTACAAAATAAAGATACAGCTACTAAAGCTGAAGACATTAAAAGAGACGTCAAAATCATTGTAGAACACGTACCTTTAGGAGGAGATACAAAATTATAAGTCATTGACGAATGACATAAAAACAAGTAAAATGTAAGATACTGGCTATAACAAGACTAGCCAACTTGCATTTCACCTTACAAACAAAATATATATTATGGGATTTAGTTTAAAATCAGTATTCAGAGCACCTAAAAAAATTATTAAAGCTGCTAAAAAAGTAGTTAAGTCTCCATTATTTCCAGTCATAGCAGGTATTGCAGGTCCAGCTATGTTAGCTAAATATGGCGCATCTGGAGCTTTGGGTTCAGGAGTTTTTCAAGCCGGTAATGCATTAGGTTCTATGGGAGCTAGAGCAGCTCTATCAAATGCTATTGCACAAGCAGCGCAAGGAGATGGTATAGACGCAAAACAAATAGCATTACAAGGTATCGTATCACAACTTGGAGCCATGGGTTCAGGAGCTAGAGATAATTTAATGAACGCGGGTATTCAACC